AGCAAGACCCGTTGTCAGTGCACCTGAGAACTGCTCAATACGTTCAGCTACACTCACGCACCTACCCACCCGAACATAGCATCTAGTTGTGCAGTTGTGAGACCTAACCAAGACCCTAACGACAGGATAAAGGGGTGGTTACGCTGGACTGTAACAGCAGCTTTCCATTCCATCTGTACCTCAAAGGCTTGATCAGCGTCTAGGTAGCCAAGGAAGTTTAACATAGGCTCAGGCCATACACCATCGATTGTGGCTAGGGCTTGGTCTTTGGTTAGGATGTTAAGTCTTACTAGAGATGTACAGAAGTCTAGACGAGAGAGGGAAGCGTTAGATCGCCATGCGATGATAGGATCAGGTATATTAGATAGTCTTTCATTAAGCTCCTTAACCTCACTAGCTGAAAGATCAGTTAGAACACCGTTTACATACTTTTGCACTATTTTATCCCCCTGAAAACGATAGTACCACTTGCTATGTTACCTGCTGAAAAATAAACTCTCGCACCGTCAACGTCAGCGGCCTCAAGCCTTACCGCCCCCCCAGAATTAATAATGATTTTGTTTGTAGCGTTAAAATAGTTTAGCAGGCATGTAATCAGAGTTGACTTTGCTAAGTGAGGACCGATTATTCGTATAGAACCCGAACCGCCATCTTCCCCAGATGCGTTCCCAAACCCTGCGGTAAGTTCTATATATGTGGCGCTATTGCTAGACGTCGCTATACCGCTTTCAGAAAATGAAGTTACAAAGCTAACCCCATATCTATACATATTGAAACCGCTATCATATGTTGACCCACCGTCACTGCTTGTAAGCATTCGCAGTGTGACATTATCGTTTGAAGGTTTTACATTCATCAACTCTATTTCGTAAGACGTATATTTCGTTGCGTCAAAACCAGTAAAATCAACAGATGAAACGGCGGTTGTAATTACTGTTGTACTAATTACCTCTACACCTGAATCTCCAGCACCAGCAGCAATACCTGCGGCTAACTTAGCTGGTGAAATTAAAGACTCATCAGTTGCAGTACCAGTCTCCCATACAGATGTTGCTAGGGTAGGTAAGGTTACTTCCGCCGAAAAGGTATTAGTGGATTGGTTGAGAGTACCAAGTTTAATCCAAGCATCATCAGCCTCAGACCTCATATAAAGGAAGTTTGCCGCCGTATCATACCACAGCATATTAGCATAAGTTGTAGCTGGTGCAGTAGCTCCAGAGGATTGACTAGCTAAGGCTTGTAAAGCTAGGTTAAGGTCAGCCCTAACATTAGCAGCGGTGTCATTGGCAATAACAAAATCATTTTGTGACATGGTGTCCCTTATTAGTTGTGTTGCACTATGGCAGCAAGTTCGAGTACAGAAGGTGTGATACCAGAGGTATCTGACTCCAAGTTTATCTTAAATCTGAAAGCCCTTGCAGATATATCTGATACCCTGAGAGGTAGGTAGTTAGACCATGTAGGTGATCCTGCTGGGTCATCATTAGTTGTAGAGACAAAAGCCTTTACATTAGTATCCGCAAAGTTTCCAGTTTCAGTTAGATCATCCCAAAGACCGGGCAGTACATCCAAAAGACCCGCTAGTGCATCTATGTTACCACCAAGGCTGTTGAACCTTGCTGTGTAGGAGTCAACATAAACTCTAGACCTCTTGACTGAACCTACGTCTATGTAAGTAGAAAAGTCATAGGAAGCAGATGTACCTACGAAGGAAAATCCTAAGTCATCCCAATTACCTGCCAAGCTATCGATGTCACCCGCTAAGGAGTCAAATAGAAGCAACTCAGCTATCTTAAGGGTATCGTTAGAGACCTCACAGTTAGTCTTTGATCCTGTAAAAGTAGGGTCTTCCGTCTGTGTTAAGGTTGTAACGAAGTTCTCTAAGTCAGCTACCCTAACGACAACTTGTCCTGTATTAGTAGATTCAATCCCAGACTTATCCACAGCCTTAATTAAGAAAGTCCCTGCCCTTGCGGGTACTGTAGTGGATGTAGCTGGTCTTGGGATCTTGTCAGAGTAGTCTACAGAACTAGCCCAAGAAGCTGTTGTTATATTAGGCGTGTACCTAATCCTATAGTATGATAGATCTAGGTCAGTTACAGCAGTCCAACTAAGGTTAATAACTGCCCCGTTGACCTCAGATGATAAGTTTAAGACATCTTGTGGTGGCTGTGCTAAACCTTCTGCAGACACATTAACTAGGTTCTCAAACTCACCTTTAACCCCGAAAGTATTTACTGCCCTAGCTCTAAAGTCATACAGACCATCATCTAGGTAAGCTACATCAAAGGTTCCTAAGCTACCTGTACCAACAGTCGTAAACTCAGTATCACCATCTTTCCTAAACTCAACTTCCACCCTATCAATTCTAGCAGGTGAACCTGATGTGACATTTAGAGTAACAATGTTCTTTAGGCTCTCTTTAAGGATTTGCAGGCGTACAGTTGCGCTTAAGCCTATAGAAGGCACCTCAAAGGGTGACAAGAGTGTTGTGTTGTCTCTCTCGTATACAACTCCATCACTAACATCATCGAACACACTTGCAGCAGTCTCGCGTAAGCTTAACTGCGTCTGTAAGTCGTAGGTATCCGCAAGACCGAAAGTCCAAGATACTACCTCAAACTCTTTATTAGTCCAACCAAACCTAGCGTTAGTTAAGGTGATGATGTCACCAGTCTGTACCTGCAAAGCCCTCATACCGAAAGCTGCACCTACAGTAATCTGTTGCCTATTGCGCTCAAGTGCAATACGTGCTATACGTCTAGCTGTTACAGCATCAGAGGTAAACGGTAGGTCAATATCGATTACAGACTCTTCACCATTATCTGCAGCTACGAAAGCTGAGTTAGTGACTTCTGGGTAGTCTGTTACCTGCCAGTTTGATTCTTCACCTCTGAAAGTACCCTTGACGATATTGAAGTTATCCCGTCTAGATACTCGTGTACTAACTGTTATGCTCGACCTAATGTCATCCTCATCAAAGGCTACTGTAGGTGCTACATAGTATGCGGGCTTCATGCGCCACTTACCTTGGCCGTACCAGAGTAATCCCCCCATAGAGGTTAGGAGATCCCCCAGCAAGTCATAGGGGGTCAATGCGGTAGTGAAGGCACCATTAGTCGTAAACCTAGTAGCACCTGTAAGAGTTGGGTAGTTAAAGAACTGACAGACATCAGCAGCAGTAGAAATTAGGGTGTCATCTAAGTTAGCTGCATCTTCACCTAAGCCATACCCATTACTCACTAGGTAATCTCTCATGCACAATGCAGGGTTATCGCTCCAAGCTGTAGTGGAGTTACGAGGGTCAAAAACCTTCTTACCTTTGATAACCGTTGTGATGGTAGGTACACCATTCGGAAAGGCGTCTGCATTAAAAGCTAGTCGTATGTACAAGTAAGCAATGCCACGGAGTCTGTGATTAGATGACCAACCGGAAACCTCAGATACAAGATCAGGGTCTGCTACTTGATTAGCTGTACCTAATAGCCGCTTAATCCGTACCTTACCGTTATACCTGCTAGGGGAAGTGACATTACCGCTACCATCAAGCGTGAGAAGTTCATCATTGATGTAGATCTCGTGGAATGACTCAATCTCGTGGCCAGCATAAGCTATGACCCTATGAAGGAATTTGTTGTTAGTGCCAGTCGTACCATCGAATACGATAGCGCCACCAACCTTCATTGTACCGTAGATGATCTGATGGTCTAGGGCTGACCCTCTCGCATTAACTTGATAGCCACGGTTAGCACCTGCTGTCTTAGGCTTAGGTGACAAAGCGTTTAAGGCTAAACCTAAAGCAGCGTTGGCTAAGAAGGTGGTAAGCAAAGCAGACATACCTAGCGCGCCCGCTAGTAGCGTACTACTGGCGGCTGCGAAACCTGTTGAAGCTAAAGCACCTACTGCTACTATTGCCATGTTAGCCCCCTATGTATTTAGAATAGACCCTCTCGACATTAGTAAAGCCTAAGAACTTCATTAGGCTGTCGAAGGGATGTTGCACTTTAGTATTTATCGCTAGTACAGAAACACCATCTTGCTTTAGGTACTTCATTGCAAACTTTATCAGCTTAACGCCTGTGAAACCTTTACGGTGACTCGGGGCGAGGTATATTACATCATTGGATGCAAACAAGTGATCTTTGTAGTGTAGGTTAGTCCCTACGATAACCGCAAAGTATCCGACAAGGTCTAAGCCTTCTCTAGCTGTGAATATACGTAGATGCCCTAGACCCTCAAGCTCGTGGTAACGATCCCAATCAGGGTTAAGCTTAATCACATCTTGGTTTACAGCTACCTCATGCCAATGTTCTACAAGCAAGGGTTTAATGTCAGCTTCTACTGTGGCTAAGAACTCCTGTTGAAACCTAATCATAACCAAGAAGGGAAAGTTACTGGTTTGCTTTGGACTTGTTCACCACTTCCCCCACTCCTGCCCCAAACTATATCCTTATCCTGTAGGCTCTCCACAAAGTCTAACCCAAAGTCTTGTGGGTAGACAGACTTTTGGTAGCTACTCGTAAACCTAGCTACTCTTGCTCTCTCTAGGTCGATCAGCTTATTCTCTACCTGTAGCTCAATCGTGCTAGTATCTTGACCCTCAGAGATATTCATCTGATCCATGTAACCTGAGAACACGCTAGTCAGGCTTACGGTGTTAAGGGTCTTGTCTTTGGTGCCGAAGTAAATGTTACACACACGGCCTTGGTATGGCGAGGTGAGGGCTAGTGAGATAACCTCAGAAGGTACACCGCTGAGGGTTAGCGTAGCGCCTCTCACAGCTATCTCTGAGGTTTCTTCTATGGAGGATA